GTTGTAGCTTATTGTGAAGCATCATTATCAATTACTCAGCTACCTTTCTATTCAAACTATCAACCTTACTACGAACATACGCCACATGAATTACTTTATGTTTCTTACTGGTGGTCTGGTAATAAAGAAAAAAGTAAGGAACATTATTTAAAAGCTTTAGCTTATTTCCCAAATAATCCACGATATATTTCTGATGGAAAATTTTATAATATTCCCACAAAATTAGATACTTATACAAAAAATATAAAAGATAATATTAATTTTTCATTTGTAAAAAGAGGTGATGGTGAAATAGCTTGTATGTCAGGGGAAACTGGAACTAATTGTGATGGTCACGATTACTCAGAAAAATTAGGAACTACATTAAAAGAATCATTTGAATTTTTAAAAGATAAAGCTGATATTGTAGAATGGACTGACCAAGTTAATTATAATATTTTACTTCATCGTAAAGATAATAATTTAGAAAAGTTAAAGGATTTCTGGATGGCGGTTAAAGAATCACCAAGAAGAAAAATCTTTATTGGGCCAGAACGGTTGTCTCAAGTTTGTGATTTGATTGGAGCATCTCAAATTATAGTCCCATTGGTTAATGCCTTTGAGACTATTGATAGTATTAATTTAGATATACAGGATGGAAATATACTTATATTTAGTTGTGGTATGCCGGCAAAAGTTTTGATTGCTATGGCGTTAACACAAAATAATAACATTACTTGTATTGATGCTGGTAGTTCTTTTGACCCAATGTTTATTGGTAAAACTAGAACTGAGCAGGTTGACAAGGAAACATTAAGACGATTATATTTATACAGGCCAACACAAGATGAACTCGCAGTAAAGTTTAATATTCCTCAAGATTTACATCCAGAAAAAATGTATAAATTAAATCATATAACTGACAATGATAAAGTTATATATGATTTAGGTTGTTCAACATTTAAAACTTTAGATAGAGCTATTGGTGTAGATATTGAGCAGAAAGAAGGCGTTGATATTGTTTCCAGTGTTGATGATTTACAAATGATAGAAGACAATTCAGTTGATGTTATTTTAGCAAGTCATGTATTAGAACATATGGAAGATACTAATAAAACTCTTTGTGAATGGAGACGTATATTAAAAGAAGATGGAAAAATAATTATAATACTTCCGGATGATGAATTTATTGATACTCTAAATCCTATGCTTAGTGGAGGTTGTCACAAGCAAGTTTTCACTAGAGATTCTTTGAAACAAATAATAGAAAGTATTCCTGGATTAGAAGTTGAAAAACTAGAAACTATAATGGAAAAATGGAGTTTTGGCGGGATCATTAGAAAACGAAGCTCTAAAATGCCTGTAGTTTCGTTTGTAATACCTACACTGGGTAGAGAGGAAGGCTTAATACGATGTTTAGAATCGATAGAAAATCTAAATTATCCAATTGATAAAATTGAAGTTATTGTAAAGCAGGACAGTTTTGAAGATAGAACTGGCGTCCCAAAACTTCTAAAGCAAGGAGTAGAGGAGTCAACTGGTGAATGGATTGTGTTTGCTTCTAACGATGTTAAGTTTTCACCAGAGTCAATTAATGAGGCTTTAGCCGTAGGTGAATTAGGCTATGTTGCTTTCAATACTGGGGAAGTTATACCGGACGAAGGAAATATTAATGAACATTTTATGATTAGGAAAGATATAATTGAAAAAATTGGTGAAGTTTTTGATACTGATTTTCATCATTGCGGTTGTGATAATTTACTTTGGGCTAAAATGAAAAAGTTAGGGATTGCTAAAAGAGCTGACAGAGCAATTGTTAATCATTATCATTGGACTAAAAATTCTGATAAATCTATGGATGAAACATATAAGTTAGGATGGTCTAAGGTCGTGGAGGATCGAGCGTTATTAGCTAAAAAATTAAAAGAATTATAATTATATGAATAATACAATAACATTAAATGAAGCAGGTAGCGTACTTTTAGGTGCGGGCTTAGTGCAAATTGGTGTGGACGTAAAAATTGGATTGTTATTAGTTGGAGTCGGAGCAATACTTAAAATTATTATCGCTATTTTAAATAAAAATGATATCGTAATCACAGGAACCCCAGTACAATAATTGTTTTTAAGCTATTAAAGTTGTATAATAAATATAGAACTAACAATTAACTAAAAAAAAGATGTACCCTCAAATAAAAATTATAAACAATATAGGGAACACTATTGATATTCCAAATGAGTTGGATGTTAAAGCTTCTACTTATTTGAGTAGCAATATTGTTGCTGGAGTGTTAGCCGTCCCTGCGGATAACACAGTTGATTTTACCTCTACTGCATCAACTTTATTGTTGTTATCGTCAGTAGGTGCTGAAAATGCTGAAATAGTAACTTCAGCTTCACACACTGCGCAATCATTTGTAACTTTAGCTACAGTAATGGCTCATAATCGCGGTGATGTTATTAGTGAATTGAAATGGGATCAAATAGTTGTATCAAAAAGCGCGACAATTGATGGAGTTTATGTTGTTTTCGCTACTCAAACTATTTTTACTACACAGCAAAAAACTACTATATATGACATAACTGGTCTAGGTACTGATTATTACAAGATTCAGTGGAAAAATTCGCTTACCGGATTACTTTCAGATTTTTCTACTGCTATAAGCGTTGATGCTTATCCAACAAATTCAGTTTCTTCTGTTATCTATCCAGTGTTGAAAGCAATGGGAGTAAGTGAAGAAGATAAAAGAATTACAATTCCATTTTGTATAGCAGCTATCAATGATGCAAGAAAATTTACTCACGCTAAACTTTATGGTATTCGTCATGCCTGGCAACAAAAGTTTGAATATCCAATTAAAATATTAGCTGGAAGTAACTATGTTGACTTGCCTACCGATATAGATTTTATAGAAACGGACAGGTCTGTTTTAGCTGCTAGATTTTTGGTTGATAATATATTAACACCATTTAATTTGAGATATATCGATAAACGTTCCTGGAATCAGATTGCATTTTCAACAACCGGAGGAACAACTTCAGAGGTTACTTTAACCGGAGCTGTATCGATTACATTTGATAGTGTGGGAGATTTTCCTGACAGTGCCTCGGGTGTGGCATATGTTGCAACGACAGCTTATACGCAGGATATTGAAGAAATAGCGTACACCTCTATAGATTTAACAACAAATCAACTTTTAGGAGTAACAGGAATAACTCGTGATATCCCGTCTGGGACTAGGGTTTGGTCGAGACCCACAATTTCACAGCCTATCTACTATACTGTTTTTGATGACAAATTGTATTTTGATCGAATAGTTCCTGATTCAATGCAGGGGAATAACCTCTATATTGATTACTACAAAAAAATTGATGAAGTTGTAAGTCTTTCTGTGGAGCTTCCAGAGCATTACAGAGAAATTTATAAATGGTATCTACGTTATGCTATCAAGTATCGTAAAGATACTTCACTTGATAGTAAGGATCCTGATTTGAAGAAATTCGAGGATTTGGTGCAAGCCTTATTTAACAATCTTTATACCGGACAAGATACTACAATTATTACAAGTTAAAAATAAAATTATGGCATTTATTAATCCGCTGATTCCTTTAGTTGATATTCAACAACAGGAACAGCCTGACAATACAAGTTCATATCAGTTAGTTACCTTTGGTACCGTAACTGGTGGAACACCTTACGCTGGTGCGACATATGCAAATGTTTTTGCATTAGAGTGCATACTTCAAGATTTAGATGGTTCAGCTGTTTACCAAATGACAGGCACAGTTGCAGTCCCAGCATGGACAGCAATTGGTGCTGGTGCTGCTGGTTCAACTGGCTACACTGGTCCAACTGGTTATACTGGTCCAACTGGTTATACTGGTCCAACTGGTGACACAGGTTACACAGGTTACACAGGTGCAGGCGATACAGGTCCAACTGGTTACACAGGTCCTGTAGGAGCTACTTCAGCTACTGGTGCAACAGGTGACACTGGTGACACAGGTTACACTGGTTTTACTGGTGATACTGGTTACACAGGTCCTGATGGCCCTACTGGCTACACTGGCTACACTGGTCCAATTGGGCCTCAAGGTGTTACTGGCTATACTGGTTTTACTGGATATACTGGCTATACAGGCCCTACTGGTTATACTGGTGACGATGGAGCTGCTTCAGCTACTGGTGCAACAGGATATACTGGTTATACTGGTCCTACTGGTTATACTGGTCCTACTGGCTATACTGGTTATTCAGGAGCTGATTCTTCTGTTACTGGCTATACTGGTCCTACTGGATATACTGGTCCTACTGGAATTACTACAGTTGTAAACGAAATTGTTACAACAACTGGTGGTGGCGCTACTGAAAATCTTTCAGCTGGTGACTTCGCTAGTGTTGCTGCTACTGATACAGTTTTTGCTACTTTAGTTAACAACGGTGGAAATAATGTTTCCATTCTATCAGTTGAAGCTAATATCGGTTCTGTTGATATTACTTTCTCTGGCGATCCTTCAAGCGATACAATTCTAAATGTGTTGGTTCTTACTCCGTAAGTTCTGACACGGTAGTTTTTCTACCTCCCCACTTATTTTTTTGCGGGATGAGTGGGGTAATAGTGAAATTAAATAGAAATTATGCCTACAATAAAAGACATAAATATACCATATCCAACAGAAGGAGTTATTAGATCATCTCAATTAAGTGATACTGTTTGTCCGGAGAATTCTGTTCAACTGGCTATCAATATGGACTTTGATAGAATTGGTTCGATGACTACTAGATATGGTGTAACAACCTATGCAACAACATTAACCGGGAGTGTAATTGCTTTCGGATCTTTAAATATTCAATCAGGCAACAAGAGACTTTTTGCTCAAGTAGGAACAGACGTTTCAGTTTGGAACGGTACGAACTGGACTTCAGTTAGAACAACCACAGTAACTACAAAAGCTAGATTTAGTCAATTTTTAAATAGGGTATGGATGGTAAATGGTAATGCTGGTGATGATCCAAATACTTCCAATGGTGGAGCATTTGGCACAACCGATGTTCCGGCTACTTTTCCAGCGGCTGATTTTATAGAGGCTGGTTTTGGCGGGCGTATCTGGGTAGCTGATTCTTCTACTGATATTCTTTATTACACTGATATTGTTCAGTCGACAGATGGAACTACCTATGTTACTCCTTTGACTTTCGATATTACTACAAATTTTATTGCTAAATTTTCTCCGCAGGATGGAGAATCGATTACAGGGTTATTCAGAGTGCCAAAAGCTTTGCTACTTTTTAAAGAAAATCATATTTATCGCGTCTACAATACGACTAATGTAGATCCATACCCAGCATATAATGTTGGAACATTTTCCCAAGAATCAATAGTCCAAGGAAAAGATGGGGTTTATTTTCATCACTCTTCTGGATTCTATAAATTTACTTACGATAGTCAGCCTACTGAAATATCAAGAAGAATAAATGATGTTGTAAAAGCTATTCCAAGATCTAATTATACTAATATAATTGGTATTTATGATGGCAATGATGCTGTAAAATGGTCATGCGGACCGTTAACTTTAGAGGGTGTTGATTATAAAAATTGTCAGGTTAGATATTCTATTTCCACTCAAATTTGGACTATCTATGATTTTGAAGATGTAAGTATTACATCTTTAATAAAATATGATGATGGTACAACAATTGAGCAAATTGCCGGTACTTCGTTGGGGCTAGTTGGTAAATTAGATTCAGGTACTACTGATTTTGGAGAAAAGATTTATTACGAAATGATTGATCGATGGCGATCATTTACTGAAATGTATTCTCATTCTAAAGCAATAACTGGTTTTGCTATAATGACTAAAAATGCCGGTGGAGCTTTGATGCAATATCAAGCTGATAAGGATACAGTAAATAAGTGGAACGATATAGGAACTATTAATGGTGATTATGTATCTTTGTTTCCTAATGAAGTAACTAAAGATTTTAATATAATTAGAACTAGAATAAGGGGTTACACTACTGGTACCCCAATAATTTTCAATGGTATTGAAATATTAAAGATTGAGGATGCTGGTTTTGAACAAAATTAATATATGAAATTATCAGATTTATATTTAAACAGATTCCTTTATAGGGATAATAACCAGAATTTGGAAACAAAGGACTCCTCTTTTGTTTCAACTGACTCGTCTGAAGCTGAACCAGCCTCTATTCCTTCTGGTGGGGCTGCTCAAGATATAAATACTGGTAATGTTCAAATCGATGGAGCACAAATAGAAGAT